GGATGTTTCTCTCCACAAAGACGCTAAGAATACCGTCTGCCATTTCAGCACGATCTACCTCCATATACTCTCCAAGAGCAAAGGTGCGTGTGAACTTTCTGGTTGCGATACCCTTATGCAGGACATTGTTTGCGTCCTCTTCGGCTTTCTCACCCTTTACAATAAGACTTCCATTATCCACAGAAACCTCTACCTCATTTTTGCTGAATCCAGCAATAGCCAAAGATAGTTTGTAAGTGTCTTCATCAATCTTTACTACATCATATGGTGGGTATGATTGACGAGTTGCCTCACGATGGATATTATAGAAGCGGTCCAACTCTCTGTTGAAACCAATAAAAAATGGATCCTTAAAAAGATCCAATGACCATGAACTTACCATTATTTCCTCCTTGTTAAGCGAGTCATTTTAAATACCCCCCTTTGGGCAGGTATATGTATATTATATCATACTGTAAATAGATTCAGAAATATGTATTTGTTGATGTAAGCCCCAATGTCCAGGTGGCCAATAATCATAATCTGCTGCATAATCAAAAAAAATATTATCAGAAAATTCTAAATGACATTTTTCTTTTATTTTGTGATTTAAATATGAACTTTCAAAATATCCTCTATGGAAATTATCAAACGAAGGCATTTTAACATTCATGTCTTTATAATAAGTCCACACTAATTCTATACTATTACTTTCACAATACTCAATAAGCATTTTGATAAATAAAATATTATAAAAAATTGCAAACTCTTCCGTTAAAACATTTTCTATTACATGAGGTGATTTAGAATATTTTTGTATTTTTTTATTTGCAAACATTGCTTTGCCAATAATGTCATGACTTTGATTTTTTGTTTTAATCCCAACTAAGGGAACTTCCATTCTTGTTATTGGAAATACTGCAAAAATATATTTAGGTTTATAAAATTCTTTAAAAAATTGAAAGGCTTTTGTTATTTGTGCTTGTGCCCCTTCACCACCTTTTGCTAAATTAATGTAATCTTTGTTTAGTTTTTTTGATAATAAATAAGGCCAGGTCAACTCTAAAGGTAAACCATGCCCTTCTGTTTGAGAACATCCTAAAATTAAAATTTCTTGATTTGTGAATTCGTTACATCTATACCCTTGAGAATTTAAGTTGTAGTCTATTTCAATGGAATCTGCCTTTTTATTTGGTAGGGAATCTAAACTCATTTCTTTTAATGATCTATTTATAATTTTACTAATCTTATCTTCATCTGTCATTTTATTATTTTATCACCTTAGTTTTATAAATTTTTTCCCATGCCTCTACGTCTTTTTCATCATTTAATAGTGGTTGTCCCTTAATGTTTAAACTAGTGTTTAATAATATTGGAATGCCAGTAATTGTATACCAATTAGATAAAACTGCATATAGTCCAGGGTGCTGTTTTTGATTTACTGTCTGAACCCTTGAAGTTCCATCTTTATGTACAACAGAAGGTATTTTTTCTGGCTGTAGACATTTAACTGCATATTGCATATATGGAGATGTAAAATTCATATCAAACCATTTATGTGCATGCTCTTCTAATACTACTGGAGCAAATGGTCTAAACAATTCTCTTTTTTTAATAAGATTAACTTTATCTTTAATGTTTGGATCTCTTGGATCAGCCAATATACTTCTATTTCCTAATGCACGTGGGCCATATTCTGCTCTTCCTGTCGCTACTGCCACTATTTTGTCTCTAATTAAACTGGTAATAATACTTGTTACTGGGTATTCCCCGCCTAAATCGTGTCCAAGATATGAATGCTCCCAATTTAAATGGCTTCCATAGAATGCTGCTGCTGCTCCAAGAGACGATCCTGCATCTCCTGGATTCGGCATAATCCAGATATCATCAAACATTCTCCAGAGCATTGTGTTGGCTGCACAATTTAATGCACATCCTCCCATGAACACCAGATTTTTTTTGCCAGTAAGTTTTTGTGCCATTTCCATAAAGTTAATTAGTCTTTCTTCGTATACCCTTTGAACGGCAGCAGCAATATCAAATTGCTCTCTATGTCCTATATGCTCTCCCCAGTCTATAATTCCTTTATGAAAATTATATTTTTGTGTATTTATATCTGGAAAATATTCTTTAACCTTAACATAATATCTTGTCCAATCACCGTAGGCTGCCATACCCATAAAAATATATTCTTCTTCATTTGGCTTCAATCCTACTAATTTAGTAAATGCGGAATAAAATAATCCAAAACTAAATGGATAATTTTTTTTATGAACTGATTTAATTTTTGATCCTTCACCTACCCAGACGGTAGATGAGTTATATTCTCCAATAGAATCTAGTACGACGATAACTGCATCATTAAATTTACTTGTATAGTATCCTGCTGCTGCATGTGAATAATGATGATTAAAATATTTAACTGGAAGATTCATGGGAATATTTGGCTTCCAATCAGCAGCCCCACCCTTTAAAAATATACGAGATCTTTTTAATTGAGGATGTTCGTAATATGCTATATGAGTTGGTGTTCCATAATTAAGCATATCTATATATATGTCTTTATTGTTATACCAATCATTTTTCTTTTTACTATACCTTTCAGCATGCCCTGCAAAAAGTATGTTTCCATCTTTTATTAAAGATATTGATGCATCATGTGAAGTTTCATTAATTCCCAAAATTATCATTTAATATATAAAATCCTTATGTTTATTTTTTTTATTTTTAAAAAAAAGTATTTGTTTAATTTTTTTTAAAATTTTATATAAATAATATTTTATTATCATAAATTCCTTTTAAAAAGAAACGGACCAGCAGTAGATGCTGATCCGTAACTTTCATTATATTACTTCTTCTTTGCTGGAGCCTTCTTTGCAGGCTTCTTCACAATCTTTGCAGACTTAACTGCAGCGTCTACATCTTCTACAGATGGTAGGCGACCAAATGCTGTGTCATTTGGATTTGCTGCTCTCAATACAACTGGAACAAGTGCACCAAGTAGTGAGTATGCTAGTGTCTGTGGATCAGTTACGCCAGATGCATACAACGCTGTTGCTGCTCCAAGTACTGATCGTCCATAAGACGCTAGTGCTGCCTTAATTTGTTTATTCATTTTATTCCTCCTAGGATATAAACTTCGATATGGCTACCCAAACTGGTTGAGCAAGCCATAATCCAATTATACCAGCAACGCCAGCAAATACTGGAGGGGCTGGAATTGGAATCTTAACTGGGGATATTGCGCTTATTGATAGGATTATTAAGCCTAAAGTAAGGCCTACGGATAGCGATAGCAATATTTCTTTCATTTAATTTCACTTTCTTTGTATGTGTTTACAAGGTCAACAACATGATGTGCCATTCTTTCGTTGTGATTTGGAAATATAATTTCTTGTATATTGGCACATTTAGCCTCTTCTACAAATTCAAAGAATTCTTGATGCGTTAAATATGGGTTTTCGTGCAATAAATTTCCCGTTGACAGCATGACGTTCATGTTTTTAATATCATATCTTAATGGTTTAAAATGCGAATAATCAATTATAATTTTACTATTGTGTTTTTTTGCTAATTCAAAAATAAAATTATTAGTAACAGAAAGGTAATAGTCTGGAATTTTTCTATCAAGTTTTTCTAAAACATCAATATATTCTATTAAATAGTTTCCTCTGTCTATATTATTAGATCTGTCGTTTATTTCTCCTACAAAACCACCAGCATTTAATTCGTTTTCTTTTATCCATCCAGATATAAAATTTATTTGGATTTGATTAGAACCTATTAAATCATCAAGACTGTCGGTAATTGTACAAAGATATTGAGGAGAAATTGTATAAGGTCTGATTGCTACCATATGTTTTAATTTTGTTGTGTCTTTAACATGTTTTGCTATGCCTATAAAGGGATTGCCCTGATATGCATTGTATGTGTATAGCACTCCATCTAATTTTGATTCTTCTAGAGTTCTTATAAAATCAAAATCTGATGTAAACAAATAAAATTTCACGGCGTTGTTTTACCACCATCTTCAGGCAATAACTTTTTTAATTCTTTAAATTCTGAAGATATTTTCTTTAATGCAAAATCATGTGGAGCAATCATTCCTTCTACTGCTACACCATATTTGTCATAATATTCAATTTGTGGCTCAACCTCATCAATAAACTTTTGTAGTCCAGCCTGAACAGACTCTATATATTCATATGCCAAATCACGAGAATCTGAAACAAATTTCAAAAAATCTTCATTGGCCTTTTCTTTATCTGTTTTCTTTAACTGAAACTGTTCCTCCTGATGCAATAAAAGTCTTAAGGTGTTTGCAATAATTGCCTTACCATTTTTCTTTTCTTTTAAGTAAAGAAACAAAAAAAGCAAGACAGACAAAGACAAGGAAAGTATTAAAATTAACTCTATCATAACTCTTTTCCACCCTCTCTAACCAAAAGCACTATAGCGCCATTATCCTCCAAAGCCTTTTTGACACGAATCATATACTCTATAGCCTCTCTTTTCATTTCTACAGTTTCTAAAGACATAAAGTCTTTTTCTCTAGCCTTTACTGTTAAAAAATGATCATTGTCTATAATTTGTAAAGAAAAATTTTTAGGACAAGAAATTGATCTAAAGGCTCTTTTCATTGCGTCTGTATACATACTACTCCATTGTAAGAGACTGCCATGTTGTTCCCCAATCAGCCTTTGTTTTATGATTAGAGAACTCTTTTGATATCTCTCCATTCTCTAAGTATACCCCGCCCCAAACGCCCCATTCTTTGCCAGAAATACCCACAGAAAAACACTCTTTTCTTACTGGACATTGAGAACACAACAAGTCTACAGCAGGCCTTAACAATTCATCTTCTTCGTATTTATCAAAAAAAACATTAGTATCATAATCTAGGCATGCAGCATTATCTTTCCATTCATACCTATTCATAATTATGCTACATACTTGTCAGGTATTTCCCATCCATTTCTAGAAACGACAAAAGTTTTTTTCAAGTACCAAGCACCATCTTTTCTTGCTCCATACTTTGATGTTAAAGCCTTATCTGACTTTAGCATTTCAACAACATTCCATCCATCCCAAGACAAGTTTTTATTCTTGGAAACGATTGTCTCCATTTGTTCAAGAGAATTTACTGTTTTCATTTTATACTCCTTAAAAGTTGTATATGTTTGTGTTAATATTTTTTGATTTTGACAGACTAACTAGGCTTGATACTCTTTCTTTTGGATTAGAAACAAAAGCAAAGTGATCAAAACTATCAATATTTTCTTCAAGCCATTGAGGAGTTACCCTAAATAGTTTTATAGATTTTCCTCTAGACTTCATACCTCTTTCAGAAAGATTTACAAATTCCATGGCCATGTCATTTACTTTATTTGGTCCAGCGGAATAAAGATTGAATTCCCTTTCCTCTGGTTTTAATTCTGACAATGCTACGGCCATTGCTCTAAGAAAGATATTGTAGTTGTTGAAGTTAGGCGTTCCCTGAACCCCTACTATCATCACTTGTCCCTTCTGTTAGTTTGTCTACTATGAACAACATCTTATCTAATTGTACCTTATCCATGTTGGTTGTGTCAACTCTTTCTGCAGAATCTTTATCAATTTTTTGATTAACAAGAGGGGCTTTATAAAATGTGTTATTTTTAATCCAGTATGCCTCATCGTCTACAACAATAACTTTCGTCGTGGAATCCTCTTGATGTTTTGCAGATTGGGTCTTTGGCTTAAACCTTCTTTTATATTTTTTAGCACCAGCATATCTATGGTGTAGCATAGCCTGACTTACGATCTGTCTATGAACTATTCGCTTTTGCACCCGAAAAAAATAAAAAGATATAGACAGCAACATAACTGCTGTCAATAAGACTGCTCCAAAAACATCGTTCATTGGTGCCCCCTAAACTTATTCTATCATTGTTTATCAAAAAGAATTTTCATTAATTGTTTAAGGGCAGACCTTTCGTTTGCATCCAAAGACTTAACCTGGTCAACATCAAGAGATTTTTCGCTCAGTTTTACGATAGGGTTAGCATCTGTCACATCCATATCTATAAAGCCTTTTTCCCACAACCTCATGGCCATTTCTGAAAAATATTTTCCAAGTGCTAAATCAAGTTTTGGATCTATATCTTTTAACATCTCTGTTTTGATATACATATTTTCACCTGTTTCAGGATCTTTCCCTGCAAATCTTAAGCCACCAGTTAAAACTAATTTATCAAATATTTCATTTGACTTACTCATTTACCAGACTTCTTTCTAGCCTTTGCTAAGGCATCAAAATCTTTTACCTTGGTATCTCCAAGATATCCCCATGCATATCCATCATTAATCATATGATCATTAACTGAAACTGTATCATCATTAACATATAGCCAACCCAAAATACGACCATACTTTTCAGAAGAATCCATCTTTTCAGTTTTAATCACAACCGACTTAGCATCCTTTAAAAACTTTTTTAAATATTCTTTAGATTCAAGACCTAAAGCCTTTTCTTTAAGATCTTTTGTGCGAGACTCAGGGGTATCAATACCAGCCAATCTTACACGAGATGCAAACAGAATATCAAACCCCAAATCAATAAGGACATCAATGGTATCTCCATCTACTACGCCTTCTACTTTTCTTACATAATATTCATACATTAGTAATCCTGCCCCTTTGCTTTATTTTCATTTAACTTATCTCTTTCATCAAGAACAGTTATTGCAAACTTCATCATCTTGTCGTATCCGACAGCATTGTCCATTACTTTATTGTAGTGGTGTCCACAAAACAAAAGGTCTCCATTAATACCAGTTACTCTAACAAGAGCCTCAGCACCACATCTATCACATCTATCAAGAGGAGATAGTTGCCATTCTTGCTTTACTTCATCTTTAATCATTGTAAACATATTATACCTTCCTATTGTCGGTTTTATAAAATCCAGAGCCATTGAATGTAACTCCTATATTAGAGTATACACGAACCAGGGTCTTATTACAAGTACCACATTTATACCCTGGGTCTGCATCAGACATAGATCTAATCTTTGTATATCTTATTGCACAAGACATACAGTCATATTCATATGATGGCATTATTTCTTTTTCTTAGCCTTTACTTGCCAAACAGGAAGTTTGAGTTCATCTCCAGACCACTCGTATCCAAGAAGTTTGACCACTGCTTTTATAATCTTAATTCTCATTATCTCTCCTTTCGCTTAAAAAACATATTATATTTATTCTTTCACCAAAAACAACTTCCTTAACTTCATGCTCCAACTCTTCATTTCCCACAAAGGCTATAAGAGTGCCAGCATTAGGCTTTAGTTCTGTCTTAAGTTTTGGAAAATTAATTAACCCTCCCTCATAATTATCCGACAAGTAAAGTATAGCAGAAAAGTCTTCAGATTGGCCTTCTGAGTAGTTATCCATATGAAGCCTATTTAAACCACCAGACTTCATGTGGCTATAGAAATAAGATTTTAACAATAGATTTTTTTTAAATATATTTGAAACGGTTTTCTCAATATTGGTGCATGTAGATGTAAAGATATCAATTGCTATATTGTAATTAATATCTTCTGTTTTCTGAATAATTTTATTTATTCCAGAAACAGAACTTGCATTTTTGTTTATTCCAGCGTCCTCTGACTTATGATTATCATGTCCTACTGGACCTCTAAAAATTCCTGGCTGACCAGTATCTTTTAAATTTTTAGAAAAATTATCAACCAGGAACCCACATGTTTCTGAGAATAGGAAATCCTTAACTATAAATAGTTTGTCTTGAATGTTTTCCATAATCTCTCACAGCCTTATTGGACTTAATTAAGAAATCTTTTTTCCAAATTTTGCCCAGACTCTTTCGTGCAGATAGAAAAAAGTCATCTCTAATGAAAGATACATTAGTCCATAAAGACCTACGTACTCCCACTCTGCTTCTCCAGTAAAATATTTTAATACAAAATAAATTATTCCAGCAACAAATGTGAAATGTACAAATGGCCAACTAATTGTTTTTAGTAGACTCTTCTTTTTTGACTCCATTTACTTTGCCTTCTTTGCTTTTGCTGGTGTTGCCTTCTTAACAGGTGCAGATCCTGCTCCAGGACAATTGCCTGGGAATCCACTTGTAGGAACATTTCTTCCAAGTGATGGACAATATGTTAGTGGTACTGGCTTACCAGTATCAACAGCATCTGCTGCTAACTTGTTTAGTAGTGGAGCATCTTCTTCTCCACTATATACTGGACGACCCCAGCCAACAACAGCATTGACCAACTTCTTCTTATTATTCTTAACATATGCACGAGTCTTCTCAACACACATTCCTCCGTTGCGCTGATCTCCCTTTGCAGTTCCTGAAGTATTTCCTTCAATAACTTGAATTGTTCCATCTCCGTTGTTCTTAATGCAAAGACCAACATGCGAAATACGATTTACCCCATCATCTGGGAAATCAAAATAGATCCAGTCTCCAGGAGTTGGATCATCATTGCGAGCATCTGCCCAACGATCATTTTTCTTAAACCAATCTGATGCTGCGATTGTTGCTGCAGTCTTTGGATATTTCTTTGGATCTAATCCTGCAGTAAATGCACACCAAGAAACAAACGATTGACACCATGGCAAAAAGTTTGCACCTGTCCACTTACCATATTTTGTTTCATTATCCTTTGGGCCTTCAATTGTGCCCACTTCTTTCTTTGCAACCTCAATGATTGCTTCTAGACTTCCTTTTGTTGCCATTTTATTCCTCCTTGTTATGACAATACAATTATATCATGGGCAGTTTAAAGTCATACCCAGGACTGATATTTAATTACGAATGTAGGAGGCAGCCCCTATTACAATCTTTGAAAGAGAAGATAAATACTCTCCAAAGGTGCTAAAGGTATTGCGATTTACATATGAGGCTGCAGAAACTGCAGTTGCCACAGAACTTCCAGCAGTATCTGTTGGAGAACCATTGTACTTAGTGATACGAACTTTGCCTGGAGCAACCATATCTAGTCCAGGACCTGTGTTTGTCGCTGCTTCTAGTTGCGTTGCATTGCCAAGTGCACCAACGCCGACTGCGCCATTGACGCATGATGGAAATCCTACAACATCTCGTCGTCGGTCATTGCCTACCGCAACAAATACTGGAACATTGTTTGCAGTTAGAGATGCTACTGCATTAATTGTGACCTTATCTGTTGAGCATAACGCAAGGTTTCCTGCACTTACAGACGACTGGCTAACTGAAAGAGCATCGATGCTATACTTAGCAGCATTCTTTGATACCCAATCAAATGCTAATGCCAGGGCTCTTGCATCTCCCCTTGAATTTCCAAGTGATGTAACATCATTAAATCTAATAAAAACAATCTTTAGATTTGGATTAACAGTTAGGGCAGACTTTACCATTGCATCACCGTGGTATGTAGCATTGTTGATTGATGTTGGCCATGGGGCAGACGCTGCACCTTTGCCTTCCATAAACAACTCTCCATTAGGACAAGACATGTTTTGAGAAACAATCTTTGACTTTACAGTAGTAAAGCAAACCTCATGAATGATTTGAGGGAAGTTGTTAGAGTTAATAGCAGAGTCAATAATTGCCAAGACTCTTTCATCATTTGCCTGTACTGGCTGAACTGTAGTGATTACAAGTAGTGCTGATAGTAGTGCTAGTAGTGTCTTTTTCATTTTTATCCTTTGTTTGTTGGTTATCTTATTCTTTTATTCTTACAACTAATTGGCATGGGTCGCCTCCTGCTTCCCATTCTTCCTGTTCTTCTTCACTCATGTAGGGATCTCCATCATGAGTGTTACAGAATGGCTCTGTTATCCATCCTCGCTCAATACCATTTGAAAGCCAGATACCGAACTCGTCTAGATCTTCTTCTTCTATCATATTACAAGTATACCCCTGTGTGCTTTGATTGTCAAGTTTTACGCTGTAACAATATCTACTGGACCCATGCAAGATGGGCTAAATTTAATTGCTGCATTTACGGCCTGAATAACTCTGTTCCTTGCATTTTTTTGTTTATCTGTTGCATATAAAACTCCATATGCATATTCTGCTCCAGACCCCATCGCTATATATGTTGTAGAGTATTTAGATAAAGACATATCTACAGCACTGTGTTCGTATATTTCTCCACGAACCGCAATAATTAAACCAAGGTCTCCATCTTTTGTGGTATCAACCCAAAACTCATTATAAAACTCTCTTAGTTCTTTAATAAATTTAGTCTGCATAAATTTATCTGTATCTTTGATATTGGGTGCGGTTGGCTTAAAATTGTAACGAATTCTTTCTCCGTCTAATGCCCCAGCATATCCAATAAGGTATGGACCTATCTTCCAAACCTTGGGTGCTTCAAGAGCAAGGATCGTTCCATCAT